TCCCAAGCATCTGTATAACTAACATCACAATTACCTCTTGCTGAAATAGTTCCTGGTTTAAGTAAATGAGATCTTCTAAAAGATCTAGTCATTTGCTGATTGGTCTTGTATACAGCTTGAATAAGTTCAGGCATACATTCAGGACATCCTGTTGTACAATTATAATTAGTACAAGCTTGTCCTCCAGATATAACAGGGCTAACCTGTATAGTGGTTTGATCTGCTGCCTGTGAATAAAAAGAATTTGGTGTTCTATAAGGATCCTGAGGAATCTCTGCACACATCCATGCTTCTCTTGCAGCAAAGAAGTTATCTGGAAGCCTAGCTTCAAAGTCTTCAATGTACAAGATTTGTTCGCTAATTACATAAGTTGCTCTTCCTAACTTTCTAAGACATTTGTCTAGATAAGTAGGGAACATCAAGTCATCTATTGCTCCTGTATCAAAGTAGGATTTAAGTTCCTCCTTAACAGTAGAGTAGACTGGTTCAGGGCTAACAAAATTATACCTATAGTAATTTGACATCTATATTATTTTTTCCATTCACGATAAATATGTTGATATTTCTCGTTGGTTTTTATGTAGTGAGATAGAAGTCTGGAGGTAGTTCTTGATGGTTTGAAGTACCAAAGATCTGTATGTTTAAGCCTAGCTGTTTCTTTAAACCAAACCCACCCAAAGAAGTAACCTTCTGTGTGATAGTTGAAGTTGTAAATAACCTTTCCTTTCTCTTTGGTTTTTTGCCAATCTATAGGAAGATTGACAAACTCTTTTCCATCAACACCTTTTATTTTTCTTCTCTTCTTCTTGTTGATAGAAAACTCACCAAATCCAAAAGGAAGCTTTGCTCGCTCTCCAGTTTCTAATATGTAATTTTTGAAAGACTCGTTGAATGTATAAACAATGTTTTTCCACTCATCGAATGAAATCTTTATCTCAGGATGTTTCTTACAGAAGTTATCATAGTTTTCTCTACTTGAACTTCTCCAGTCTATTTTTACTCTCATTAGCTAGTTGGTTTAGCATTTGGTGCTTGACCATCTATACCATCCTGGGTCATGTCTGTTTTAATTCTAAAATATGTTAGTAACAATTTTTGTGAAGTAAGTTCTAGAACTTGCTTCTCTAAGTACCCAGGAACAGCATATGGTTTATCCAATGGATTCTTGCACCATTCTTCGTTTGTATATTCTTTTCCACAATCACATTCTGGAAACATAATCTCATTAGGAACCTCTTCTTCAAACAAAGCAGATATTCTTACAGTTTGTAATAATGCATTAGTTACATACAAGTAACCATTCATTATCCAGTAGTAAGTTTCTCTCTTGATAATAGGAAGCTTAATTAAGTTAACATATCTGTTCACTGTGATTTCTTTGAACCTAGTACCTCTACCACTCATTGCATTTATTGAATAAACACCTTGAATAATGTATTGGTAATTACCTTCTGCAATTTTAGGAAGCTTGTATCTGCTCCTTGAGATGGTACAAGGATCTACGAAATCACAACATTCAGAAATAGGAACTTGCACCATCTCTAGACAAGGGATGGTGGTAAACAAAGTGTCAGTAGCCCAAAGCTTTCTGAGGTTTGTTTCTCTTTTAATTAGTAAAAGAGCATTATTCTTAACTTCAGATGCAATAGCTCTATCAGTGATAAGACTGTCTGTAGACAGAAGCTTATGCATTGAGCGTACATCTGAAACTAATTTTCTTAATGTTGACATTATAAATATTGTTTGAATATATTTGTCATTCCATTATCTTCTTCTATCAGGAATGCAGTAACTTCAGCTTTCGCACACGTGTATCCATTCTTTTCATCCCATAAACTTTTAGCACTAGAAAAAGCTGGAATTTGATAAAACTTAATTCCATTAAAATCCTGACTCAGCTCATGATGTTTATCTCCTGTGAATATGTAGAAGTTGGTGTGATAAGACCACTCATCTCTAAACTCCATTGGGAAGATTGCAGCTAGTTTTGCTGGCTTCAATGCATCTCCATGATTGAACATCAATGCACTTTCTCCAAAGCTTATGTATTTTCTATATCTAGGAGAACAATCGAATGTTAACCTATCAGTGTTTCTGAAGTAGGTTTGTAACCATGTTATTAGGTGCCATCCTACATATTCATCATGGTTTCCTGCTACATATACAACATCTACGTTGTTTGAGTTTTGTAACAGGAGGGATATCATTTGAACTTCATATTCACAGATCCTTTGGAAAGAATCATGATATGTTAGGATGTTAGTTTGTGGAGTTCCTTTTGTTGTAGTGTTTGTAAACTCACTATTAAACTCATCCGATCCAATGATGTAAATTAGTCTATCGAGATTATTTGACAGAGTAGCTTGGTTCAAAATTATTTCCACCTTTTCAAGTATACCACCAAATCTATCGTTTATGTTGTTATCACCATAAACATCAAACTTGTTGAGGTGTGAGTCTTGTTTGTTAATCACAAGACAAGCATCGCTTTTCCCAGAGATATATTTAGGAGCAACGATGTCTGGAGAACATGGTTTGTATTCATTCAAGAAATCTACAAAAGCATTTTGAAACACTTGACCATCAGTTTTCTTACCAAGCCAAGCTTTCACTTGCCAATGTGGACTTGCACCATTTCCCCAGTAGTTCTGTACATATTTAGTTATTTCCCACTTAGTTGTGTCAATCTTACACTTTTCAATAAGATCCTCCAGAGAACGAATTTCTTCTGGGCTATTGAATACTATCTCGCCTGTACCTTTGATTAAATCTTCTTCAAACCTTACAACAGCTTCTTCAAGCTGATCTATGTAATTTGAAACCTCTGCCTCATTCCTTATCACCTCACTCTTTCTAATTTCCTTTAATAACGCATCCACCTCATCTTCTGTAATCCCTAGTTTTTCTGCATAAAACTTCTTACTTTTTTTCCAGTTTAGCATTTGTTGCAACTGTTCTAATAGATGCTGGTTACCTACCATTGGACTAGATTTTAGTTAAAATTACAGTAAAGGTACGAATCTTTTTTGAAATTCTCCAAATTTATTTAACCAAATAAGTTATCTGTAATAACCAACTTGGTTATAATTTAAACAAAAACTCCCAGGGTAGAAACCCCAGGAGATACCCTGTAAAACCAACAAAACAGGGTTTTTAACAACTTGATACTATTATAATTTCTCCATATGATCCTACAAATATCCACTCTGAACCCGATGGGTTTGGACATCCTGAAGCTATACAATAGTATCCTACAGGCGCAGGCGAAGGTGGTGGAAACGCACTAACGTTCGTATCTGTTGTTAATACTGATGTAGAATCAAACACAGCTGTATTAGAATAATATACACTAGAACTCACCTCAGCACAAGCTTCTGCACTACCAATTTCACTATATTTCATCCCAAAGGAATAAACCCCAGGAGGAAGTGTAGTAGTGGTGGTTGTGGTAGTAGGAGTTGCAGTGGTACTAGTAGTAGTTGTACTGCTTGTACTTGTAGTGGTAGTTGTAGTTGGTGTAGAAGTTGTAGTGGTGGTAGTTGTAGGGGCTACAGTTGTAGATGTGGTAGTTGTTAAAGAACAACTGGTTACTATTTGACAGAAAGTTGAAAGTAAAGATGTATCATTTTGTATAGTGTGCAAAAGAGTTTGAGCCAATGTAAGTGGGTCAAATTCATTATCTAGCTTTTGAATCACTACGTTCAAATCATCATTAGTGTTCACTCCTGAGTTAGGTAGGTTTGGACCGTTATAATGTATTAAATTTGTTACTGATGGACAAGTAGTATACAATCCGTTGTTACACTTTTTTGGATATATAGTGTTAACAATCAATGGGTTACATGGTGAACCTGGAACACATGCCATTTATTTAGAGTTTATTTGTTAAGGAATGTACATGATATAGTAGCAAGCAAGAACAGGCTGGATGTTGCTGTGAGCACCACCACTACCTGTTGCTGCAACAGAAACACCTACAGTTATTCCAGTAGTTGCTACACTTGTGTTTATTGTAGCCTGTACACCATCTCTAGAAGCTTCACCACCTCCTCCAGGTTCAACCGCTCCTGCAACTGTATGAAAGTGTCCTGGATCAATTACAGTGGCTGTAGCTGAGTGTGTGTGTGAAGGAATCTGAGAAGTGTTGAGTGTTACAGTGTTAGCACCAGTTGTTCCATTGAGAGCATAGTTGGGATTTGTAGGAGTTGCTGGATCCACTGCTGGATTCATAGCACCACCACCCACACTAACAATAGCACCCACTGGAACTCTACCACGCTTATCAGGTGTTCCATTTAGTCCATTACAGAGGTAGATTTTCTCCCAGTCAGTTCCAACAATACCAGCACCTGTTACATCAAAGTTTCCTGTAAGCGGTCCATAATATTCAATCGCTGTATAAGGAATCATTCTATTGGAATACCTTGTACCAGATGCGTTTGTACTAGCAATATAAGCAGCAATCAAACTGTTAAGGTCTGCAAGCTTTACATAATTAGTATCAACATCTAAAGCAAGAGCTGCAAGGTCTACACCTAAGTCACAGAGCTTTGTAATAACTGCTTGAAGAACAGCATGTGTATCTGAAGTGGATGTAACACCTGTTAAACAGTCTACATCATAATCAGCATTTAATGTTGCTATGTCAGCAACAATAAGATCAACTTGTTCCTGCAGATCGCACGCAGCTTCAATGAGTGCTTTTAAAATGTCATTCAATGTAAGATCTCCACAGTCAGGAAGATATTGTTGAACAAGATTACAAATAACAGTAGGAGCAATGATAGGTTTAATTCCTACACCATTTATAGTAGAGGTGAGAAACTCTATTAATGCTGCTTCTACAAAGGACAATGAATCACCACTTTGGATACCCAAAAGAGGAACATCTAGTCCTGTATATCTAACACACCTATCTGAGACAATCTCAGTACATCCGTTATAACAGTTTGAACAGGCCATTTTTATACTTTATTTATTTATTAATAATTTAACTCTGCTGGCTATTCTTTCTACAGAATAGTCCTCAGCATACTCTGGACTACAATACTTGTAAGTTAGTATCCTTTTATAATTTAAAAGATCCCAAATCACTGTTCCTATAACAGGCCAATTTAATTGATAAACAATATTATTATATTCATTATTGGCTAGTTCTGCAAGCTTGCAATCAATGTCTGCAAGTAAAACAGGAATACTAGAACAATCCACACAGTTTGTAAGTCTTGGATATAACATTCTTTATTCTTTTATTTGCTTGTTTAATAGCGTTGTTGCAAGCTGAACATAGGCCGTTTATCAATTGACAGCCACATCCAACCTTAACACCGCAGTTTCTACAGTTTGCCATATTAATAGAAATTGTTTACATAATTATTACCATAGCAATTACATCTGTTTGCTATGAATTGGTTTAACATTCTGTTTGCTTGATTGTATAGCTTGTTAGATGTATCAACAGCACAATTGTTAGCAGCAGCAATAGATCCTTGTATAAAGAAATATATACTGTTTAACTCTACCATTTGTTGTTTTCTAATAGCTGCATCACATTCCATCATATCAAGCTTCATGAATGCGCTATCAAACTTCTCTTGAAGTTGGTCAACACGCATTATTGATTTCTGTACAAAGTTTTGATATGCAGGAGTAACAGAGTATTTAATATAATAAACTCCATCAGGAAGTGGTAATAAAGGATCACCTACAGTTGTTAGTCCTAATGTAGCACTAGTGTAAATGTTGAAATCGTTTATATTAAACGGAAGGCTGACTAAATCAAACCCTGGAACAGTTATTTCAATTGTAGGAGAAGTAACAGGAGGAGCAGCTGGATAAGTTGATGCATCAGCAATACCCAATGTTTGCACATTGTATGTGGGAATTACTAAAAAGTCTAATTTCAGATCTGCCATATTTTCTAAATAAATAAGCCAGAGGATTTGAGATTGAATCCTCTCACCCTCTGGCTTAGGTTATATGATATTGTTTCTACTCTTTATTAAGGAATGAGAGTAGTAGTGCTTGACGTTGTAGGCCAAACGGTAGTAGTTGTAGATGTAGTGCTTACGCAGTTATTATCATCAGCAACAGCACCAAGACCAGCAACAAGAACAGCTTCAATTGCAGCACTCAAGGCTTGAGGAGTAGCAATGATAACTGTAGCGTCTTCATAAATATAATCTCCCCACTGATAAGCAGATTTATCATATTCATTGAACTTGATGTAGTAGGTATCATAGGTAGTACCGTCAGAAACCCAAGACTCAAAGTTCTCGTTATAACCTGCCATTCTGTAAAGATGCTTCAAGTAACCTGCTTGATAGCTATAGAAGTTCTTCTCGAGCTGCTTAATCTCATCAGAAGTACCTGAAGGATAAGAAGCACGTTGAGTAACTTGAGCATCAGCAACAATGTTACAAGAATCTGCTACAATGAAATCAGCAGTAGTAGCTGGTCCACTGTACACGAAAGTACGGAACCACATTCTGTCATACTCCCAAGGGAAAGCAGCAACGTCACAAGGCTGACCATACTTGGTAAGAGGCTTACCAGAAATACGTAAGATAGCGTTTACATCGTTACCAATTCTTTGGAATTGATAGAAATCATTGAAGTTAATGTTGTCTGGGTTGTTACCAGGAGCCTGAAGAGTCAATTTATAAATAAACTGATCAATCAAAGCAGGTACATCAACATTAGTACAAGGATCACCACCACACTCGCAACAAGGAGCTTGAACTGTTACAGAACGAGTGAAACCATTGAAATACAATGTATCAAGGTAAGAAGAGTGTGCACGAAGTGTAAGTGTTACGATATCACCACACTGTACATTCCAACCAGATACATCTGTTACTTGTGTAGCAGGAAGAGGACAACCTGTCACCTTATACCACTCAGTAACATTAGATTTACAAGTACCTCCAACGCAACCAGCGATCTTATCAGAACGCTTTGAACCTTGAAGATATGTGTTTGTTCTACCTTGAGCTAAATAAAAGTATGGTTTAGCAGCGATGTTACCAGCAGTTGCAACAGTGTAATCACTTCTAAAGATACCAAATTGACCTGCGGTCAAGTCTTGCGTAGAACCAGAGCTAGGTAGAGTGTTTCCTACTGGCACTACGAAGAGCGTAGTTAATGAAAAATCAGCCATTTTATGCTATTTTAATGATTAAAAAACTTATTCGTTTGTCTGTATCCTGTAGATTGAACTCTGGACAGCAGACTGATTTTCGGTGTACATTGCAAGGTTTTGAACTGTTAAGTCTAGAAGTTCATCCTCTAGATAAGTCTCAAGTTCACAATCTTGATTGAATGATGGTTCACCATCAAGCATAATGTATCCCTCTTTGTTAATGTACTGAGGATACCTCATGTACATTATGTAAATTTTAGTTGGTGTGAACGTACCATCTGTGAAGATGCTTATCTCATCAGATGATAGGAAGTTAAAAGTTTCTTGATATTCAAAGGATGGTCTGTAATGATCGTTATTCAAAATGAATTGCAGATCGCCATGCTTTGATAAATCTCTATTAACCCATATCACTCTATCTTTACATCTTCCTTTATCAGCCAATATGTAACTATCTAAATAGAACATATACTTTGGAGAAAGATCGTGCAAAGGAGCAAACCATTGGTGAACCTCTTCGTTCTTTAGTTTTAAATCAAGAGGTTGATGATTATAAGATTCTACTAAACTCTGGAGATCTTCATACCTTTTCTTAAAGGAATCCAATCCTAAACCAGAAACAGTGCTTATACCATCAACCTTCTGCTTTATTAATTTAATCTGAGCTTCATTCAAAGCCAAGATTTTATCTTCTAATACTATCTGCTGATGTTCGTTGGTTGATAGCTTATTTAGTTTCTGATCTATCTTGTACAACAAACTATCTACAGGTATCATACAGAAGCTAATTTTTTACTTTTTAGTTTTTGTTCTAAGGTGAGTAGTTCATCTTGATTGTCATCATCTGCAAGGAACTTTACCAATTCCTCTTCATCAGTAGCCACTTCATATTCACCTTCGTATATTCTTCCATTAGGCTTAACTCTGTAAACCGAATGTGACAAAGCTTGCTTAACTAAATCTTTAATATGGAGTAAGTTTTCCTTCATATCTGCAAATCTTCCAAATATCTCAACTGGATTGAGACCTTGGTATTTACCATTCTTGAATTCTGTTTGTTTGAGGAGATTGTCCACTTGATTATACACAGCTTCTTCTTTTGTATCTTCTGTCACTGGTAAACCTAATAAACGAGCAACCTTTCTCTTTTTCTCAGGAGTCATAGAGTCAAACTTAACAATAGCTTTATTGATAAGTTGTTTCTTCTTGAACATCACTGCATTTTCAATATCTTCATCAGCTACATAAAACTGAGTGTCTGCTGGAAACTCACCACGTTCCCAAGCTTGATAAGAGCTTGCGATTGTTGGATGAACACGTAACCAAGCAAAAGCTAGTTCCTGTAGAGGAACTGCAAGATCGAAATAATTATCTCCATCTACAAGTTTTACTGGTTGTACATGCAGTACATCATCTGTAGAAGTTGAGAGTCCATAGTTCCAAAACTTAGAACGTGGTCCAAGATCAACACCACCAAGGGCATTTTGAAGCTTGTCACGAAGAGCTGTTACACGCTCAACTTCCATTTCTCTTTCCAAAGAATCACCAATCCTTCTAATGTAAGCAGCTTGTGGATCTAGTCCTGTTCTATACTGACCATCAAGTTCTTTATAAGGATACTTGAATACGCCTGTACCAGGGATTCTTGTTAGACCTTTTTGAGCCAAACCGCTTTGCATTGTCTGCAACTGTGAGCTATTATACTCCTTCTTAATAGTGGAGATTTTTCCTGTCTTACCCATATGTAGTTTATTTTAACTTGGTTTTAAGTTGCAGATGGGTCCCATCGAAGGGAATGCGATTGGGAGACACCCCAATCCATCCATCTGTAGGTTGAGGAGAGCCCTCCAAAGGTGGGAGGTAAGGAGGAGGGCTCTTCTCGGTAGGAGTTGTCTAGAGATGCTATCTCTAGAGAGGTTATTAGAACTGTGGGATTTCCTCAATAAGAACTGTACGAGACAAATCCTCAATGAATACATCGCAACGGTCTTTCATCCAGATTTCATAACCAGGGAACTTGTTAGCAGAGCTCATACCCTGAGACTTAGCAAAGCCTAAGTGGTGACGAGTTCCATCAATATATCCCCAAGTCATTGAAGGTGCACCCTTCATTCTCACTTCACGGATGTTGTTCACCATTGAACCATCGCTCATTGGAGATACATCAAATACCATGAATACAGGAGTAGATTTCTTGTTCTGACCGAATTCAAGGTTAGATTGTGGAAGATCCAACTCTTTCAAGTGAATCAACTCAACACGACCAGTCTCACGAGTAACCATTGCATCGAATGCAAAGTTATAAGTGATGTGCTGACCTTCGCCTTGTAAGTAACGATTTCCAGAATCAGCCATGAAGGTAAGACCACTGTTCAAAGCGTCATTCTTCAAAGCTTGTTGGAATACATCAAATCCAGCTTCGTTAGTGTACATTTTAACTCTACGATCTTTAACATCAACCCTTCTGTAGAACAAATCACCAAATACAGAACGAATCAAGTTAGCAGAGAATTCACCACGATTATATTGTACCAAGTTACCGTTGTTACGCATTCTGTGATAAACACCAGCAGAAGTACGCTTCAATTCTTGCTTGCTACCATTTGTTTTAACAGTGCCTGGCTTAGCCCAAATCATACGCTTAACTTTCAATTCAAGCATAGACTTACGCATCCAGAACTCGATGAATGGTTCCCATTTAACATCATTCCTAGTCAAAGGAAGTTGGTTTCTACGCTGTGGAGCGTAAACCAAGATGTCAAGAGGCTTACCAGAAGCATCACGCATCATTTTGTCATCAGCCCACTCAGTGATCTTGTGCTCAAAACCATATGCAGAACCTAAAGATTCAAACATAGTGATTTGCTCACCAAGACGAGGAAGACCAAGCAAATCTTGATCGAACTCACCAATAGCAGCATCTACAAGCTCAAGTTCAATACCATACTGCAAGAAAGTAGAAGATACGAAATCTACAGTAGGATTGTCACTGATAAGAGTGAAAGAATAAAGGAAGCCCATGTTCCAAGGAACTGGATCCTTGATAACATAGAAACGAGGACCATACTGACGAGAACCAACAGAAACAATAGCGTTCTTAGAGAACTCATTGGTATCAAGTACCAATTGGAATTCTTGACCATCAATACCAGGCTTAGTTAATTCAGCTGTAGAGGTAGGGACGTCAATGATCTTTGGGAACTTGTATGGAACTGCAACTTGCCATTTCCATGCATCACTGTTGTTGTCAATGTAATAAGGGGTTGACTTGTTGATCATGTCCAAGAAGTCATTGCTATAGAGGGAGCTCTGAGTATAGAGACTGATGATTTTCTTATCATAGTCAGCTGGCTCAGTTGAGTGGAAGCTCTCAAGGTGGTTAGCATCGGTAAGCTTACCAACAGCACGCTTATCCATAGAAGCCACCCTAGCATACGTAAATCCAGTTAAACCTGGGATTGTTTGAATTGCCATTTGTGTTATCTTTTAAATTAAAGTTTATAAATAAAATTAAAGGAACCAAGAATTAGGCTTGCTTGATTTACTATTGCTAGATTTCACTGAAGATTTGGAAGCTTGTCTAGCTACCTCACCAAAAAGATCATTTGACTTCTTGGTAATTCCTGTTTTCTGAATTGTGGATAGTGTTGGATCTTTCTCAATTATCTTGAGAAGAAGAGCAACCTTCACCTTCATTTCATGATTTTCAGGACGCTTCAGTTCTAGTATTGTACGATCAAAGTCTGTAAGTGTTTCTCCAGAGGATGTCTTGTACTTATCTACTAGAAGGAAATCTTGTAGTTCGCTAGCAAGTTTTGGGTTTAGAGGAATACCATCAAACTCTTTTTGTTTGAGTTTATCCTGTAAAACCGTTTGTACATTATTAAAGTATTGCTGTTTGTACGCTTGTTGTTGTTGTAATTGTTTCTCTCTTTCCTGTTCCATTTGTTGAAGCTTTACAGCTTCCTTCTTAACAAGCACCTTATGGTGTTTTGCAGCAACAGTTTCGAGATCACCATAGTTTTTCAAACGTTCAACTTCCGTTGTAATATCTTCAGGATCAAATCCTTGATCAGCTAAAGCTTGTTCGATGACTGCCACTTGATTATTCTCTTGTGACAAATCCATCTCTGAAAAACTCTTTATTTGATTATATGTGCCGAAATATTCTTTAGGGTCAACACCCTTTACAAAGATGGCATCAAAGGCTTGTTGGTAATCTTCACCAAACTGACCAATGAAATTATTCACCACCTCAATTGCACCTTTTTTCTTTTCTAGGTTGAATCTCTCAAGAAATTCCTCAGGAGTAGATATTGGTGTATCTTCTTCCTCATCTTCTTTTGAAAAGACACCTAGTTTGAAAAGGTCTCTAGATAGAGCTGTGAATTGACTAACTTGTTCTTCTTCACCTTCTTCCTCGTTTGAAGATTCTTCAACTTTGGTTTCAGCAGGTTTCTTAACTTGTTGTTTATTAACCACTTCCTCTTCTTCCTCTTCCTCATTATCATCTCCATACAGAAAACTCTGTATGTCAACTTTCTCCTCTTCTTTCTTTTCTTCCTGAGGAGGAGCATCAGCCTTCGCAGCTTTCTTTTCAGGAGCTGGAGGAGTAGGTTCATCAATTGTTTTAATGTCATCAGGAGAACCTGTGGCAGTTTCAGGGGACATCAAATCGTTTAAAAGATCTGCATTACCCATTCCCATTTCTATTGTGTTCTCAATGCTAAAGTTTCCAAATGATGGAGTATCTAGATTTTCGGCCATATGTAGTTCTATTTATTTGGTTTTCAGCGTAAAAGTATATTAGAATTAGTTATTAACAAAGACATAGAACACTATATAACCCAATATTCGGGATAATATAGCATTATTATTTTTTACTCTAATCAAGTTTATTTAAAAAAGAGTCATTTATTATCCTGAAACTACGTATTGGAGCTATGTCTGTAAGAGTCACTTGTTGAATATCAACACCCCATTTCCTAGCTTCACCTCTCACTTTCTTTGTAAGAACGTTATCAATTTCAGGATCAACACATTGTTCTAAAGGAAGTGATATGATGATGTTCTTAATGATGGACTGTGTCATGTCAGCCAAAGCATCTTGAGCATCAAACACTTCAAGAAGAAAAATCTTTACATCAGCTATCTTATATTTAATCACTCCTTTCACTACAATGTTCTGACGATCCTTTGTATAGAGTGACTGGGATGATAAACTCAGAGTTGTAATTACAACGTGCTGACTTATCACCTCATCGAATATTGGAAGTTTCACGTGGAACCCTGGTTCCAACACCTTCTTAAACTTACCATTTCTTAATAACACAGCTTGTTCGTAATTAGGAATTATAAC